CCGATCCATACCTCCCCAAAAACCATTAGTACGGTCCCTAGCGGTCCGTGTGTGGGCCAAACTAAACAGAATTGATAGGGATATGACCCAAACTAAAACTCCCCTCACGGGGGCTACTGAGCCTCGTTTACATAGTCCCTACCTCAAGGGCCCTAACCGCGGCGATGAGATCGCTCAGCTGGCAGAAAGTATCGGGCTACCGCTTTTACCTTGGCAAGATTTTGTAATTCGAGATATGACCGCCGTATCGGAGGATAATTTATTTATCCGTAAAACAAGTCTAGTTTTATGCGCCCGGCAACAGGGTAAGACTCACCTCGCGCGTATGATGATGTTGGGCCATATGTTTTTATTTGATAGCCCTAACGTACTTATGATGAGCTCTAATAGATCAATGGCTTTAGACACCTTTAGACAAGTCTGCTACGCGATCGAGGGCTCAGCTGATCTTAGCCGTCAGGTTAAGCAGATCCGGTACGCCAACGGCACGGAAAGTATCGAGCTAAAAAATGGACACCGGCTTGATGTTGTCGCAGCGACTAGAGACGGATCGCGCGGCAGATCAGCCTCATTCTTATACGTTGATGAAATCCGCGAAATCTCGGAGGAGGGATACCGTGCAGCTACTCCTACTACGCGAGCTAGACCTAATGCTCAAACGCTTTTAACCTCAAATGCCGGCGATAGTTTCTCGATTGTGCTAAACGATCTTGTCGAGAGAGCTAGGAGTACGCCTCCTAAATCGTTTGGCTACTACGAGTACTCGGCTCCGCCTTTTGCAAAAATTACAGATCGTGACGGCTGGGCGATGGCTAATCCGGCACTCGGTTATACGGTAACTATGGAGGCTCTAGAGGAGGCGGTAGCTACTCAACCGATCGAGACTACTAAGACCGAGATGTTATGCCAGTGGGTTAGCTCGACGGCTAGTCCTTGGCCGCATATGTCCGTAGAGGAGTCAGGTGATAAGGATCTAAAACTTGTACCCGGTCCTCTTACTATTTTCGCTTTTGACGTGGCACCGAGTCGTAGAGATGGTTCTCTCGTTATGGGCCAAGTACTCCCCGATGGTCGGATAGGCGTAGCGGTCCTTGAGATATTTCACTCCGACGTATCTATCGATGAGCTCTTTGTAGCTAACGCTATCGCCAAGTGGGCCAAAATTTATTATCCACGGCAAGTCGCTTACGATAAATACACTACCGCCTCTATCGCTAAACGCCTCGAGGTAAACGGTATACAGATTATGGATATATCCGGTACTAAGGGTTATCAGGCCTCGGGTGATCTCTACGAGGCTTTATCTAATAAGCGACTTGTTCATTCGGGTCAAGATGAGCTAGTTACCTCTATGGCTAATTGCGCTGCTAAAGAAAGCGATGCGAGCTGGAGAATTATCCGGCGTAAATCCGCCGGCCCCGTCGATATTGCTATCGGTTTAAGTATGGTAGTTCACGTACTTACTCAGCCTTTAGGTGAGGCTAAAGTTTACGTTTAGACACGCACTCTATAGCGGTACTTATGCTTGACAATATGGAAAAATGGAGACTATGGGACTACTACAAACACTTGGCTTTAAGTCAGCTGAAAAGCAGACCGTAGAGGCTCAGTATGCCCCGGCCGTTATGGATACTACATACGGCTACGGATCGTTTAACACTAATAGCGCGTTTGGATATAACGGCATAGGTATAGATCGTAATTTCGCACTGCAGGTCAGTAGCGTAGCTCGATGCCGTAACCTTTTAGCCGGAGTAATCTCCTCGATCGATTTATCATTATACAAAAAATCAACCGGTGAAAAATTAGGATCTCCGGTTTGGTTAGAGCAGCCGGATCAAAGACAACCTCGCAGCGTAACTATAAGTGCAACCGTAGATAGTTTGATTTTTTATTCGGTTGCATACTGGAGGACAACTTCTTTATATGCCGATGATGGCAGGCCGTCAGGCTTTGAGTGGGTAGCTAATAATCGAGTTACTTACACTACTAATAAATACGGCACTGAAGTACAGGATTATTTTGTAGATGGACAGCTTGTACCTATGTCCGGTATCGGATCGCTTGTAACTTTCCAAAGTTTATTACCTGGAGTATTACAGTCTGCAAGTACAACTATTAAAGCTGCATACGATATACAAAGAGCCGCCGCGGTATCTGCAGCTACTCCTATGGCTACTACTATTCTAAAAAATAACGGTGCAGATTTACCCGAAACACAAATACAAGGGATCCTAGCTGGATGGAACTCAGCTCGTAGAAATCGTAGTACTGCATATTTAACCTCTACTCTCACTGCAGAAAATATCGGTTTTAGTCCTAAAGATATGATGTATAACGAGGCATCACAATATTTAGCTACTGAGATCGCTCGAGCTATGAACGTACCGGCTTATATGATCTCCGCGGATATGAATAACTCGATGACGTATCAAAATATTTTAGATGGCCGTAAAGAGTTTGTAGCTTATTCTTTGCAGCCTTATATCTCTGCTATTGAGGATCGCCTCTCAATGAACGATATAACAAATTCTCAAAATCAGGTGCGTTTTGCAGTATCGGATACTTTCTTACGTGCAGACGATCAAGCGCGTTTAGATGTTATCGAAAAAATGCTCAACCTTAATTTAATCGATGTAGATCAAGCTAGGTCGATGGAGCAACTAACACCGCTAGGAGATACAAGTGCTACTAACGTTTAGTCAAGAAATCCAAGCAGCCGATACAGAGCGCCGGATCGTATCGGGCCTTGTCGCGCCATATGGCGAGATCGGGCATACAAGTGCAGGGCCGGTAATGTTTGAGCGCGGCTCGATTACTTATGCAGAGGCCTCTAAAATAAAATTATTAATGCAGCATCAACAAGATAAGCCGGTAGGCCGCGCTATTAGTTTTAGCGACTCTACGGCTGGAGTGTATGGATCCTTTCGTTTGAGTATGAGCTCCCGAGGACAGGACGCTTTAACTCTTGCGCAGGAAAATCTCGTTTCAGGCTTATCCGTAGGGGTGGATGTAACCGCCTCTAAGCCTATGGGCGATTACCTGCTCGTTACCGCTGCAGTCCTCAAAGAGGTATCACTTGTCGAAAGTGCCGCCTTTTCTAGTGCATCCGTAACGGATATTGCCGCTGCACGTGCGGCTCTTGAGGCTGCAACAAGTACAAAAGAAAAAACTACAACTATTTCTACGACTATCGTAGAGATCGAAACCGAAACAGAAACCGAAAGCGAGGAAGCTGTGACTACAGCCCCAGAAAATACACCGGAGGAGACTCCGGTAGATGTACCGGTCGAGGCTGAAAAAGTCGAGGCCGCTCGTAAGATAATCCGTCCATCCGTACTAAACTCTCAAACAGTACGTACTCCTATCGTCTCAATGGCTACATATACAGAGCACAAGATTAAAGCTGCACTAGGTAGCGATGAGTCTCGTCTATATGTAACTGCAGCCGATGATAGTTTTGCAACCAACCCGGCATTTTCACCCACCCAGTATCTTTCAGAATTTGTAACTAATACTCGTTTTGGTACTCCTGCTATTGATGCTTGCTCACAGGGTGTACTACCAGCTAGCGGTATGACAATTAACGTACCGTCACTTGTTACCTCAGCTGGTGGAGGTTCAGGCGTAGCGCCTACCGTCACAGTAGAGGCCGAAGCTGGTAACGTATCTAATACCGGTATGGTTACACAATATTTATCCGGAACTGTATCCAAGTATTCCGGAATGAATACCATAAGTATTGAGCTTCTGGAAAGATCAGATCCCAATTTTTATTCCGAGCTCACTAACCAACTCCAGAACGCGTACCTAACCGCTATCGATACTGCAGTACTTACAGCTCTAATAGCTGCAGGTACTAACGCCTCAGCTACTACAGCTGATAGCGACGGAATTATCGCTTACAGCTCACAAGCTGCAAAACTTGTATATGAAAATACCGGTTATTTTGCGCAGAACTATATTGGAAATGGCGCACAATGGCAGCTACTAATGGGCGCAGTAGATACCACAAAGAGGCCTATATATAATGCAATTCAGCCGATGAACGCGTCCGGACAGGTAGGGCCTGGCTCTATTCGCGGAAACGTCCTTGGGTTAGATTTATTTGTGGACCGGAATTTCGCCGAGACTACAGTCGATGATAACTCCGCTATTATTTTGGCTCCTGAGGCTTTCACCGTATACCGTGGACCACAAGCTTATATGTCAGTAAACGTAGTATCGAACCTACAAGTACAGGTCGCTATCTACGGATTTATGGCAACTATCGCAAAAATGCCTAACGGTATTATCAAGTTTGCGAAAATCTAAGCAAAAAAACTAATAGTCGGTAGGGCTCTTAGCCCTTTGAGCCCTACCGGCCCTTTTTTAGATAGGAGTAAAGATGCCTGCAAGTTATGTCACCGAGGCCGAGTTAAGAGATAACCTTGGAATAGAAAATCTTTACTCAAGCGATATAGTTGAGACTTGTTGTCAAACGGCTCAGGATCTCCTAAACCAATTTTTATGGTTCGCCTCAGCTCCAGTAGTAGGAGTAACGCTACAAAATAACGTAGCTACCGCGATGATCGCTAACCCTATGACTTTTACTACAGGGCAGAGCGTAACCTTGAGTGGATGCGGCTCAACCTTTAACGGCACCTATACAATTACTGGCACGATCCCTTGGAGCGCCGGCACGGTTAGTCAAATGCCTAGCCTTGTGTTTAATCAATTTTCTTTTAATTGGCCTAACGGTTTTAGCTTTATCCAATTCGCTAAGACAGCTGCTAACGTCAATTTTCAGCGCGTACTACCTTATGGCTCAGCTGTAGGAGCAGATACAAAGACAAACTCATACGCTACGACTCCGGCTATCCGTGAGGCCGCGATGATACTCGCAGTAGATATTTTTCAGGCTCGCCAAGTCTCACAGACCGGCGGCGTAACGATCGATGGTTTTAGTCCGAGCCCCTATCGGATGGGTAACTCAATGATCGGCAAAATCAGAGGCCTCATAAGCGGATACCAAAATCCTAACAGTATGGTCGGATAATGCCAGCGCCAATTACTACACTACGAGCCTCAGTAGCTCAAGCCTTGGCTAATCCAAACGTTTGGAATACTTACAGCTTCCCTCCTCCAACTATTACCGCTAATAGCGTAATCGTGGCTCCGGCGGATAATTACATTACGCCAAGTAATAACACTTATAACGCTATCTCACCTTTAGCAAACCTAAAAATTATTATGACGGTGCCAATGCTCGATAACCAAGGTAACCTCAACGGTATCGAAACTACGGCGGTAGCAGTATTTAATAAACTAGCTGCCTCAACTATCGTAATGAATATTGGCAGTATGTCAGCTCCTACAGTACTTAGCGTACAAAGTGGAGACTTACTTACCGCTGATTTTAATATTTCAATTCTCACGAGCTGGAGCTAACAAATGGCATATACAGAGGATGACCTAAAGTTTTTGCGAAAGATCGGGCAGATCGTAGACGAGCCTGAACCGGTCAAAGTAGCAAAAGTAAAACCAATACCAACTACAACCGAAAGCGAGGAATAGGTCGATGGCCGTATTCTTAAGTAATGGAGTGGTCGTAACCCTTAACTCGGTCGATCTCTCAGATCACGTAACAAGCGCAACTATTAACCGTGTATTCGAGGAGCTCGAAGTAACGGCTATGGGCGATAACTCGAGACGATACGCCAAGGGGTTAGAAACCTCTACGGTTACTCTTGATTTTCTAAACGATACTGCAGCCGGTGAAGTACTAGCTACTCTCCAAGGTGCTTGGGGTACTACAGTGCCGCTAACACTTAAACAAACAAGCGCAGTTATCTCAGCTACAAATCCTGAATATCAGACTACGATTTTGGTAAACAATACTACCGACATTAACGGTGCCGTAGGAGATATCTCTACTCAAAGCATTACGTTTACTTGTAACTCAGTTATCGTAGTAGACACAACCGTATAACCAACTAACAAAGGGGCAACAAATGGCACGACTCAAAATAACAAGGGCTAACGGCGAGGTCACGGATCATCAGATCACACCTCGTATTGAGTATGCCTTTGAGCTCTACGCTAAAAAAGGTTTTCACAAAGCCTTTAGAGATGACGAGAAGCAGACCGATCTCTTTTACCTTGCTCACGAGTGTTTACGCGCTAGTGGTGTAGTAGTAAAACCTTTCGGAGCCGAGTTTCTCGATGATTTAGTAAAGGTCGAGGTCTTAGACGATGAACCTTTAGACTAGGGCGAGACTCCCTTACTTATCAGGTAGCGCAACTATCTATTAGGTTAGGGATCTCGCCTCAGTCGGTTATCGATCTCGATACAGAGATGTACAAGATGTTAATACAAGTATTAAACGATCAAGCTAAAGAGGTGGAGCGAAATGCCAATAGAGGTAAAAGGCGTTAAGTCCACTCTTAAGGCTATTCGTAAGGTGGATCCTGAGCTACTTAAAGAGATGAATAAAGAAATTAAAGCGGTAATGATCCCTATCCGCGATAAAGCTCGAGGGTACGCGCCCTCACCTCAGCCCGATAACCTTTACGGCTGGAACGAAAACACAATAGGTAAAACGATCACTGCTAAAAACTCGGCCTTTAGAACTTTTAATACTGAGGGCCGCCTACGCCTCTTTCCACTTTATGACTATGAGACGGTTAAAAAAGGTATTTACTATTCGCAGCCTGCAGGCTCACGTAATAAAAATGGATGGCGAGCTTTATACTACGTAGCTAATAAATCAGCTGCCGGCGCGATCTATGAGACAGCTGGGCGAGCAGAGGAAACCTCACGTAAGGGTTATCGATCTAATAACCCGGGCGCTGGTGAGCATTTTGTAAATCGTATGGGCCAACTTTATGGCGATAAGCGCGAGGAGCGCGGCCGTATGATTTTTAGAGCTTGGGCCGAGGATAAGGGTAAAGCTCAAGCTGCCGTTATACGTGCTATCGAGAAAACAGTAGCTGCCTTTAATCAAGGCCGATACAGTAAGGCCGCATAATGGCGCTGAATATACCTAGTTTAGTCGTAAGCGCTGTAACTACTTTTGATGGTAAAGCCCTAGCTAAGGGTAGTAAACAAATCTTGAGTTTTGCAAAAAAAGCCGCCGGTGCTTTTGGCCTAGCTTTTGGCACTGCCGCAATAGTCAAGTTTGGTAAAGATAGTGTTAAAGCTTTTGCAGAAAATGAAAAGTCAGCGATACGCCTTTCTAGGGTAGTACAAAACTTAGGGCTTGCTTTTGAGGTACCTCAGATTGAGCGTAACCTAGAGGATATTTCGGCTAAGTATGGCCTACAAGGCGAGGTACTACGCGATGCTTTCCAAAAGCTAATAGGAGTTACCGGCTCAGCTACTAAATCTACCGAATTGTTACAGCTATCTTTATCGGTCGCCGCTGGATCTACCGAGGATCTTTTAACCGTAAATCAAGATTTAGCTAATGCCTACGTAGGTAATAATAAAGGTTTGGCAAAATATAATTTAGGGCTTACAAAAGCAGAGCTATTAACCTTAAAGTTCGAGGATGCTGTATCACTATTAACTACAAAGTTTAAGGGATCAGCCGAGGCCGAGCTAGATACTTTTGGCGCTAAAATGCGAGTGCTCGGTGAAGCTGCCGGTAATGCTCAGGAGATCATAGGCGGCGGCCTTATCGATAGCCTTATGATTTTATCCGGTAATACCTCAGTCGAGGATTTATCCGATGATATGGCTAGGCTTGCAGTCAATACCGCAGAGGCCTTAAAAGAGATGAGCTCGTGGGGTAGAGGCGTATTTAGTGTTTTTGATTATGGAGCAGGAGTATTAGAAAGGTTTATTAACGCTACTCAACCTTTTGCGGATTTAATTTTTGCAGGAGATCCAACCGGGTTTATGGATAAACCTAGACCTCGCGCTAGGCGTTTTTTTGAGGGCGGTCAAGACTCTATAGCTGAGGCTAAATTATCAAAACAAAGATCCATCGCTGAAGCTAAAGCCTTAGCTAATCAAAAACGGCTAGCGGCGCTAGCGGCAAAAGCAGCTCAGGCAGAAAAAAATAAAGTATCTTTATCTAAAGCAGCTGCCGCTTTCGATAGTACCCGAATAGGACTAGCTGCAGCTCTACAGGCTACCTACGACAAAGAGACAAAACTACGCCTCGAAGCTCTTATGCTTATCGAGGAGGATAAAGGCGATGAAGCTCTTAAGAAAATAGGAGAGCTTGCCAAGTTTCAGAAAAACGCAGACCTACAGCGCTTAGCCGGTGTTACCGAGATTAGTAGCGCTACTCTCCAAGCCCTAAATACTCAGCTGCTTACAGAGCTTAAAGTTATTAACGATAGCAAGATGGCAGAGGGTAATAAAGAGTTAGCACGTGAGGAGGCGTTTAAGAAATATAACGCTGCTATAACGGCTGCCGGTACCTTAATGGCTAAAGAGGCATACAGCGAGCGCGTACAAATCCAACTAACCGAGATAGCTCGCCTAGCTTCTCTCAGTAATACCTATAACGCAGCTAAGACAAGTAGCTTATTACTCGAGTCTGCCGAGTTATCTATGATCGATCGAGTATCTAAGGCACAAGCCTTAGCCGATGATGCAAGACTAAAAGCCTTAAAGGACTATTTAGCATTATTAAATGGCTCTAAATCAGAGCCGGTTAGAGAATACATACCTAATTTTAAGCCTTACCTTCCTGATCTTGGAGGACCGTCTACTACTATGGGGCCTTTTGCTCCGACTCTTACTAAAATGCCTGATCTTACACAAGTTTTTCCCGGTGATTTTGGAAACGGTGGAGCTGCAGGAGCGCCTATAGAAATAACAATTAACTCGGGTATCGGTGATCCTGAGTCAATAGCTCGAGCCGTAGAGGATATATTAAATCAGTCTACCTATAGAGGCACTTCGGTAAATCGAGGAGCAGGTAACTACTTACTATGAGTACTTGGCTGCCGGAGTGGAGGATCACGGTAGGCACTACCGTTTACGATAATGTGTTAGCGGTTAATATGGCTACGGGCCGCGATGATATTGATTTACAGTGCAACGCAGGCTACGCACGTATGGAGATTATTAACCTCAATAACTCAGCGTTTGATATTGACGTAACCGATGCCCTTACCCTCGAGCTTAAAAATAGCGCTGGAGCATATGTACCCGTTTTTGGCGGTGAGGTATCAGATTTTGGTATTTCGGTACGCTCGCCTGAGGAGACAGGGTTTATAACGATCGGTAATATATTGGCCGTAGGAGCTCTATCTAAAACTACTAAAGCGCTTTTTCCCGATGCCTTGGCTAAGGATGAGGACGGTAATCAAATCTACGACATACTTAACGAGCTGCTCATTAACTCTTGGTTTGAGGTAGCCCCTGCCCTACAATGGTTTAACTACGACCCTACGACTACGTGGGCTAATGCTGAAAACGTAGGACTTGGCGAGATAGATCAGCCTGGGTTATACGAGATGATAGCTCGGTCAGCTGATCCGGGTATTAGCTATAACTTATGCGCACAAATAGCACAAAGCGCCCAAGGACAGATTTACGAGGATAAAGCTGGTCGAGTTTGCTACGCCGATACCGACCACCGTACGGCTTACTTATCGGCTAACGGCTATACGACGTTATCAGCTAACTACGCTATACCCTCTACCGTTAAAACGATCCTACAAATAGGCAAGATCCGTAACTCTTTAGTATTTAACTATGGCACTAATTATAATAGCCAAGCTACGGCCCTTGATGCTGACTCGATCGCTAACTATGGCCGTTATCAACAAAGCGTTACTACTAACCTGCATAACCTAGCCGATGTAAATGACCTAATGGATCGAGAGCTAGGGCTCCGAGCGATACCTCGAGAGCAGTTACAGAGCATTACCTTTAGACTCGATAACTCAG